GATGATATAGCTGATGCCATGAAGGAAGCTGCAAAGCTTGAGAACGTGGGCATTCGTTGGGGTGCAGCTTGGCATATAGATGATATACGCAGTTGGGATGGCACAATGCAAGAAGCCATGAACGCATATATAGATCTAAGAAGAGGACAAGGTAGAAGACCATTTATTGATGGACCTCACTTTGAGCTAGCATAATGTGGATGTCTATAATGATACTCTGTGCTAGTATGAATGCATCATCATGTATGGTAATAACAGGTAATGACTTACATACAAGTAAAGAAAAGTGTTTTGAAGATTCTATTGCTAAAGCAAACAAAGCTATTACATATCCTCAAGTATTTCAAGCAAGACCTTTTTGTCAAGTTATTCCGGGAACAGAACAACCAGATAAGGTAGATACATAATGGCTAGACAACTAACAGAAAAACAACAGAAGTTTCTTGATGTGTTATTTGAAGAGGCACAGGGTAATCCTGTTACAGCTAAGAAACTTGCAGGGTATAGTGAGAATAATCCAACATCAGCAATAACATCTTCTTTACAGGAAGAGATAGCTGACTTAACAAAGAAATTTATTGCTAGCACTGCAACTAAAGCTGCCTACTCTTTATCTCAAGTAATAGATAATCCCACAGACTTAGGTAATAAAGAAAAGATGATAGCAGCAAAAGATATACTTGACAGAGGTGGTTTTACTAAAACTGATAAAGTAGAAGTAACATCTGCAAGTCCACTATTTATATTACCACCGAAAGAACATGAGACTAACTAAAAGTTGGACACTGCCAAAGCCAGAAGAAACAGAAGAAGGTTATAACTGGAAGCCTGTAGTTAGAGTTGGAAGAACAATACCTTTTGGTTATAAACAAGATGAGAATGATAAGGATTTACTTTTACCTATTCCTACAGAGTTAGAACTACTAGAAAAGGCAAAGAAGTTTATCAAACAGTATAGCTACAGACAAGTTGCTGATTGGCTTACAACACAAACAGGTAGAAAAATATCTCATGTTGGTTTAATAAAGAGAATTAAGATTGAACAAAAACGTAAGTCAGAAGCTTCAACTCAACGCTACCTTGCCGAAAGGTACAAAGAAGCGTTACAAAAGGCAGAAAAACTTGAAGCCAAAATTGCAGGAGCAACCTAAAGTTGTACCTGCTGAAGTTGTAAGAGAACCTATTGAAGTTGAACAGGCACAAAAGAAGATTATCTTTCAACCCAACAAAGGTCCTCAAACAGACTTTCTCTCTTCTAACGAAAGAGAGGTGCTTTATGGAGGCAGTGCAGGAGGCGGCAAGTCGTATGCCATGCTTGCAGATCCAGTACGTTACCTAAACAATCCACACTTTAGAGGACTGTTAGTCAGACGTACAACAGAAGAACTAAGAGAACTTATATCAGTATCAAAGACTTTATACCCACAAGCTATACCTGATATTAAGTTTATGGAAAGAGATAAGACTTGGGTAGCACCATCAGGAGCTACACTATGGCTCTCCTACCTAGATAGAGATGATGACGTAACAAGATATCAAGGTCAGGCATTTAGTTGGATAGGATTTGATGAGCTTACACAGTGGCCTACTCCTTACCCATTTGACTACATGAGATCACGACTACGTACTACAAGAGATAGTGGCTTAGAGTTATACCAGAGAGCTACAACAAACCCCGGAGGTCCGGGACATAGTTGGGTAAAGAAAATGTTTGTAGACCCTGCTCCACATGGAGAATCTTTTTGGGCAACAGATATAGAAACAGGTAGAACTTTATTATGGCCTAAAGGTCACAGTCAGGAAGGACAGCCACTATTTAAAAGAAGATTTATACCTGCTACATTATTTGATAATCCATATTTAGCAGAAGATGGTATGTATGAAGCAAACTTGCTTTCTCTACCAGAGAACCAAAGAAGACAATTATTAGAAGGGAATTGGGATGTTAGTGAAGGAGCAGCTTTTCCAGAGTGGAACAGAGCCACTCATGTTGTTGAGCCTTACGATATACCTACTGGTTGGACTAAGTTCAGAGCCTGTGACTATGGCTACGGAAGTCATACAGGGGTTTTATGGTTTGCAGTCGCTCCTGATGAACAGCTAATTGTCTATAGAGAATTATATGTTTCAAAAGTATTAGCAACTGATTTAGCAGATCTAGTACTAGAAGCAGAGCAAGAAGATGGTAAGATACGTTATGGTGTACTAGATAGTTCTCTCTGGCACAAAAGAGGTGACACAGGACCATCACTAGCAGAGCAGATGATTATAAAAGGTTGCAGATGGCGACCATCAGACAGAAGTAGGGGTAGTAGAGTTGCAGGAAAAAATGAGATACACAGAAGATTACAAGTTGATGAGTTTACTGAACAACCTAGATTGGTCTTTTTTAATACGTGTATTCATACTATCTCTCAGCTTCCTTCTGTTCCTCTAGATAAAAATAATCCAGAGGATGTAGACACAAAGTCTGAAGATCACTTATATGATGCCTTACGTTATGGTGTTATGACAAGACCAAGAAGTAGTTTATTTGATTACAATCCAGATACACAAAGAACTGGATTTCAAGCAGCAGACGCAACATTTGGATATTAAGGATAGAATATGGCAGAAGATACAGAACAGATGGCAATAGATGCTGAAGAATCTGCAGCACTAGAAGATATGATTGCAGATAGTCTTAATGATGAACCTGCAGGTCAAATAGAAAGATTTGTTAAGGAAAAATTTTATAAGGCAGAAACAGCAAGAAGATCTGATGAAGAAAGGTGGATTCAAGCTTATAGAAATTATAGAGGTCTTTATAGTCCTGAAGTTCAGTTTACTTCTACAGAAAAGTCAAGAGTATTTGTAAAGGTTACTAAAACAAAAGTTCTTGCTGCTTATGGACAGCTTGTAGAGGTTCTTTTTGGTAGTACTAGATTTCCTCTTGGTATTAATCCTACAGTGCTTCCTGAAGGGGTAGAAGATACTGTTAGCTTTGAAACTAACCCACAACTAAAAGAAGCTCTAGGAGACACAAATACAGGCTCTGATGATGAAAGAACCCTTAGACCGGGTGAAACTATGCCAGAGTTTAATGAACGTGTAGGACCTTTAGAAGATGATCTTAGTCCTGTAGAAGAAGATGTAGGTTTTAAGGCAGGTAAAAGTCCATCTGCAGTACAGTTTCACCCTGCAATGATTGCAGCTAAAAAGATGGAAAAGAAAATACATGATCAACTAGAAGAGTCTAATGCTAAGAAACAACTTAGAGCTGCTGCTTTTGAAGCTGCTTTATTTGGCACTGGTATTATGAAAGGACCTTTTGCAGTTGATAAAGAATATCCTAATTGGGATGATGAGGGTGAATACAATCCAGTATTTAAAACTGTACCACAAACTTCTAATGTTTCTATCTGGAACTTCTATCCTGATCCAGATGCAAACAATATGGATGAAGCAGAGTATGTTATAGAAAGACACAAGATGTCTCGTTCACAACTACGTGCATTAAAACGTAGACCTTTCTTTAGAGAAAATGCTATTGATAAAGCATTAGAAATAGGTGAGAACTATAACAAAGAATGGTGGGAACACGCAATGGATGAGAGTAATGAAGATGATTATTCTCAACGATTTGAAGTATTAGAGTTTTGGGGTTTTGTAGATAGAGAGATCATAGAACAATACGATATAGATATACCTAAAGAACTAAAAGATGTAGAACAAGTAAGTGTTAATGCATGGATTTGTAATAGTTGTGTCTTACGTTTAGTAATGAATCCATTTACTCCTGCCTATTTACCTTACTATGCTACACCTTATGAAATGAATCCTTACAATATCTTTGGTGTAGGTATTGCAGAGAACATGGATGATACACAAACTCTAATGAATGGTTTCATGCGTATGTCAGTGGACAATGCTGCACTATCAGGAAACTTGTTGATAGAAGTAGATGAAACTAACCTAGTTCCCGGACAAGATCTTACAGTATATCCCGGAAAAGTCTTTAGAAGACAGGGTGGTGCTCCCGGACAGGGAATCTTTGGAACAAAATTTCCTAATGTATCTAATGAGAATATGCAGATGTTTGATAAAGCCAGAGTTCTTGCAGATGAATCTACTGGTTTTCCTTCGTTTGCTCATGGACAAACAGGCATACAGGGTGTAGGTAGAACTGCATCAGGTATCTCTATGTTGATGAATGCAGCTAATGGTTCTATTCGTAATGTCATTAAAAATGTAGATGACTATCTACTAGGACCTTTAGGTAAGGCATTCTTTAATTTTAATATGCAGTTTGACTTTGATCCAGAGATTAAAGGTGATCTTGAAGTTAAAGCTCAAGGTACAGAAAGCTTAATGGCTAATGAAGTTAGAAGCCAGAGATTGATGCAGTTTATGCAAACAGTATCTAATCCTGCTCTTGCTCCTTTTGCCAGAATGGATTACATTGTTAGAGAGATTGCAAAGAGTATGGATCTTGATCCTGACAAGGTAGCTAACTCTATGAGCCAAGCTGCTGTACAGGCAGAGATACTTAAAAAGTTTCAGGAAGCTAATCCACCACCTGCACCTCCACCACAACAAGGACAACCCCCTGCTCCTGCAGGTGGACAAGTAGAAGACACACAAGGAACTGGTGGTGGTACAATAGGTACAGGTACAGTGCCAACTCCACAAGAAGAGGGCTTTACTGGTAATCAAGGACCTATACAATAATGATGATATTAAGAAAGCTTACTACTGATAAAGAGCTATGGGATTCATTTGTAGAATACATAGATGACTCTATAGCTAAACAACATAAAGCACTAGAGCAAGCAACAGAAGTTTCTATGATGTATAAACTACAGGGATCTATTGCTTGTTTACGTAGAATGAAATATCTTAGAGATGAGTTAAATAGTAATGCGAACAAAATTAAAGAATAAATTTAATCAGGGTGGTTATGGTGTAGCAGGTAAGTTTACTCCTGACACTGGTGTATCTGCAGCCAAAGAAAAAGGTAACTTTGAAGGACTTGGTTACAAGGGTGAAGCAAAAGAAGCTCCTGCAGAAACAAAACCTTATGGTGGTTTTCAAGAACCTGTGGACATGAGTAGTAAAGGAGATGATGTTAAATCTGCTTCAGCATCAGTAACACCAGATAGAATTAAAAAGAATCAACTAGCTCAAACTAAATTTACACCTGCAAATTTTCAAGATCCCTTATCAGGACAGTTTGATCAATACAAAAAAGTAGATCCAGAAACTTATTCTGGTTTAAAATTTCAACAGACAGATAAAGATGAACCACTAGGCTTTTTAGGAGAACCTACTGGTCAAACTTTAAAAGAACGTCAAGAAGAGGTAAAAAATGTTTCTTTAAGTGAAACAGCAGAAATGGCTAAAGCTAGAGTTAAAAATTCTGTCTTTAACAGAGTAACTACTTTTACAGAAAATAAATCTATAGGTCAGTTATTACCCCCTATTCCAAAATTTAAAAAACCTAGTGGTAGGTATATAAATTATAAATTTGTATATGATGATCCTAAAAATATTTCTATACAGGAAACTATAAAAAGATATAATATTGATGATCCTTTTATAAAATTAGTAATAGAATCAGGTTTTTTAATAAATGATGTAAATAAAAATACCACTTTAGATGATTTTGATTTTAATGAAAAAACTGGTGAATACAGTTTTGCAAGAAATAAACTAGTTGGTAATTTAGATGAGAGTAATCCTGATCATGTTGAAGTTATAAGAAATTTTTATGCAACTGCTCTTAAGCAAGATAAATCTTTTTTAGATAAAGAAAATGAAAAAACTGCACAAGAATTAAGAAAAATTGAGAATGATTATTCTAAGGGAATTATCTCTTATGCTGAAAAAGAGAAAAGAGAAAAAGAAATTTATGAGGATTCTAGTAAGTTTAGTTATGATAGATTTTATTGGTGTACTGCTTTTATACATACCCTTGTAGCAGAGATAGGTGCAGATCCTTTCAATCCAGTAAATAATTATGATAGAACAAGAGCAAAAGAATTTTCTAAATTTGGTAAAGAAGTTTCTTTAGAAAATATAAAAAGTGGAGATATTCTTTTACTTGGAGATCCAGAATCAGGTGATATAGGACATTTAAGCATATTTGTTGGTGATGATATAGAGCAAGCTTTTAAACCTCTTCCTATGGAAACAATTAATCCTTGGACAAGATTGCAGGCAAGTTCAAATCCTAAAGATTATGTTTTAGGTCTTGGTGGAAATCAATATGATAGAAGTATTGGTGAATATGCTGTTAATGTAAAGCCTTTTGAAAAAATTAACATACTTGGTATTCGTAGAATTGATGAAATAACTCCAAAAATGATTGATCAATTAAAAAAGATTAATCCTCAGTATAAAGGTTTTGTAGAATCTGCTACACCACCTTTACAAAGACCAAAAGGTTTTTCTAAAAATATTAATACTAGGTCTCAAATAAAAGTTAGATCTAATGACTCAATGTCTAAAATTGCACAAGAATTAGATATACCTTTAGAAGATTTTATTAAATTAAATAAAAAATTAGGTGTAATAGAAAATGCTAATGAAATAAAAGTAGGGCAAACACTTTATTATAACAAAGATGCAAAGCTTGCAAAGGGTGGTTTAACAATGGAACAACAAATGAATTTATTTGATGAAGGTGGAATGAAAGATGACGGACTAGATAAAGATCCTGTAAGTGGTAATGATATTCCTCCGGGATCATTAGCTAAAGAAGTTCGTGATGATATACCTGCACAATTAAGTGAAGGTGAATATGTTGTTCCTGCAGATGTTGTTCAGTATTATGGTGTAAAGTTTTTTGAGGATCTACGTGCAGAAGCAAAGCGTGGTCTTGCAGAAATGGAAGCTACAGGTAGAATAGGTGGTGAGCCAGTAGAAGTAGATATGACTATGATTGCTTTTGGTAAAGCTAAAGAAGAAGAAGAAAAGAAAAAGAAAGCTCAAGGTGGCTTAATGGGTTATAGTAATGGTGGTACTCCTACTGTAGATGATGATTATTTTAAACAACAAGCTATTGCTAAAGCTAATCCTACTGCAGGATTTCAAAGAGTTGGGCAAAGTCTTTTTGGTCAGACACAACAAGGAAATGTTCCTATGCCCGGAACTATTCTAATAACAAAAACTTTTTATCACCCTGATGGAAGAATACAGGCTGTTCAAGGTACAATGCGTGGTAGTCCACCTGCTTTTGTTCCTAACCAAGGTTTTGATCAATTTACAAAAGCACCTTGGTCTGAAACCCCACCTGCTCAAACACAGGCAACAACACAAAAACAAGAAAGAGATGACAGTAAAGATCCACAGTTTACCTCTACAGAATTTCTTGCAGGAAGTGATCAGTATAAAGGGTTAGTGGATAAAGATGGAAAACCAATAGCTGTAAAAATACTTGACTCAAAAGGTAGAGTAAGGGTAATGACACCAGAAGGTTATAATGCAGTTGTAACATCTGCAAATCGTTTAGGATTAGACGCTGATACGTACTATAATTTACCTTTTAATACTAAAAGAAAACTTGCAGGTCAAGAATTAAAATCTATTTTTGGTGGAAAAGTGGATGATGAAAAGGTAGACGAGATACTTGCAGATTCATCAAAGGATGGTGAAGGATTTTTTGATCAGCTATTTAATGGAATTGTAAGTGGTTTTAAGAAAATATTTGGTATAGAAGATACGGATACTACTGCTGAACCAGAGGGAACTGTTAAAGCTATTGAAGAAAAAGATAAAGGTGATGATGATGGTGATAGTTTACCACAAGATGAAGATCCTACAAGTGATGCAGAAGAATTTAATCCTGCTAAACAAATTACTGAAACTCAAGAAAAAGGAATACCAGATGCATCAGGGAATATTGTTCCCTTTAAACAAGGAGGACTAGCAACAAAAACAAAACCAAAACCTAAGACAAGAAAACCTAGAGGTAAAGGACTAGGTAACAAAAAGTAGATTGGCTACTCAACAATGTTGACCCCAAGAAAGGAAAAGTAGAATGCCAGAATTAGAAAATGTGGAAGCACAAAAAACTGCAGGATATATGAGCAGAAGTAGATCTAAGTATAAAGATAAGATCAAAAAAGAAGAAGAAGAACTAAAACAACTTATGGAACAACAAGGTAAACCTCAAGAAGTTCAAGAAGAACAAAAGGTTGAAGAAAAAACTGAAGAAGCTAAACCAGAAGTTGAACTTAGTGATGAGGAGAAATCTTTTAAAACTCGCTATGGCGATATGAGAAGACACCTAGCTGCTAAAGAAAAAGAATATAATGCCAAGATTAAGGAGCTAGAGGACAAACTAGGAGAAACTAAAAAACTAGTGCCACCTACATCTGATGAAGAACTATCTAAGTGGGTAGAGAAATATCCAGATGTGGCAGGTATAGTAGAAACAATAGCCGACAAACGAGCAAAACAAATGTTTGATAAGGCTAATATACAAATAGAAGAACTTAATAAAGCAAAAGAAGAAGCAACAAGGAGTCGTGCAGAGAATGAAATTAGGAAAGCACATTCAGACTTTGATGAGCTACGTGATTCCGATCAATTTCATAATTGGGTTGAAGAACAGCCTAAGTGGGTTCAGAACGCTTTGTATGAAAATACGGATGATGCTGCTTCAGTTGTACGTGTTCTTGATCTGTATAAAGTTGATAATGGACTTACGAGATCTGATAAGAAAGATAAAACAAAAGCTGCTGCCTCGTTGGTAGACCGAGGATCTAAGACAAAAGTAGATCCAAGTGAGTCTTCAGACAAGATAAGAGAGTCTGAAATTGCCAAGATGACGGATGCAGAATATGCAAAGAATGCTGATAAAATAAATGAAGCACACAGATCTGGTAAAATAATCTATGATTTATCAGGAAATGCGAGATAAAGACTTGACAAAAAAGAATTTATCTGTATAACTAACCCTTAGACACAAAGCCTCTACTATAGACTACCTTTGTGTATAAGTAATAAGAAGACTAAACTAGTAAAAGACTACCTATATAAGTACAGACCCATTGACTTTGAAACTCGCTATTTCACTGTTAAATGCACTCTAGAAAATATAGCCTCTTCTAAGATGTTTAGCTTTTAAATAAGCCAAACAATAGGAGGATTTTATTATGGCTTTTCAAACAACGTCAGGTTATGGGAATTTACCTAATGGTAATTTTTCTCCTATAATCTACTCCAAACAGGTACAGCTTGCATTTCGTAAGTCAACTGTTGTAGGAGACATAACTAATTCTGACTATTTTGGGGAAATTTCTAATCAGGGCGATACAGTCAGGATTATTAAAGAACCTGAAATTTCAGTAAAAGAGTACGCAAGAGGTACTAACGTAACAGCACAAGATTTAGATGATGAGGATTTTCAACTCGTTGTTGATAAAGCAAATTACTATGCTTTTAAAATGGACGATATTGAAGAAGCTCACAGTCATGTGAATTTTATGCAATTAGCAACTGACAGAGCTGCATACAGATTGTCTGACCAGTATGATCAAGAAGTTCTTGGTTATCTAAGTGGTTTTAAACAGTCTTCATTAAACACTGTTGCAAGTACAGCTAATGATCAGGTAAATGGAACTAAAGCTGTTTCAACTGCAGGTTCAGATGAACTTCTTACTTCTATGAAGTTAAGAAAAGATTCATTTGGAAACATTACAACATCATCTGCAGGTGATCACTCAATTCCTGTGCAAAATCAACCGGGTGGTGCTACTGCTGTTTCTACAGC